CTCAAAAGTTTTGCCTACTTCAAACTGATAGCCCCTGCATTTTAAGTCTACATCAAATATTTTATATGCTGTCATTTTGACTCTCCCTCATTTTTATGAACTTATCAACCTCACATACTCTGTTACCATTGCACGGCTCGTAGTATCCAAAGCAATCCTCCAACCTTCTGCAAGCGTGAAAACCATTGCCGCACATTTTAAGCTCACCATCTATCTCAAAAGTTTTGCCTACTTCAAACTGATAGCCCCTGCATTTTAAGTCTACATCAAATATTTTATATGCTTTCATTTTGACTCTCCCTCATTTTTATGAACTTATCAACTATATCTCTAAGCTCCTTTGCTTGTTTCAAGTTGAAGTGAGTAGTAGCTTCACCTTCCGCATCTGCCTCTTCAAAAGCTGTAAGTTGCATAAATTTACTGCCTTCTTTGAAATATATATTCAGCTCCTCACCTTGTCCCAGGTCGATGTCCGTGTCTGTCATTATGCTGTCAGTTAGGTCCATTACTCTTCTCCTTTGAAGTCGTTAATCTCTATTTCTAAGCTCTCTAAACTTCTCTTTAATATTTTGTAGAGTCTTATTTGCATATCCTTATCAAGTTCTAGTTGAATAGAATCCAGTGAGTTGATCTGGAGAAATATTTTCTCTTTAGCGTTTTTGACAAAACCTTCTACGCCTCTGCTAACTGTTAAGCTATCACCATGACGATCAGTTAAAACGTCTACTGTCTCTGTTTTCTTCTTAATTTGTTTGATCTCTTCTGTAGCTAATTGCTGTATATCCTGCTTCAATTGTTTCAAATCTTCTAAATCCATCATTTTGTTGCTCCTTTGTTGTTATCGTTTTCATTGTTATGCTGACAGTTAAGCTAATAAAAAATAAAAAAATAAAAAATTTTAATAATTTCAATAACTTATAGCGTCAATCTTAATTTACCGTTTTTATTTTATTCCTGGACTTGTTTTTCTAATTATATATAATTCTCTCGTTATTAATGCAATCTCTTTTTTTATTATCTCAACTCCCTTATCTGTACTTAATTCTAATAATTCTAAATGCTCTTTTAAAAGTTCTAGTCTATCTTCTAAAATTGTTACCCTTTGCATAACTCTCTCCTCTTTAATTCACTATTAATATTTGTAAGATCTTCACTTGAAAAGTTTATACCATAGAAATTAACCCTATCACCTTTTTTCACTTTGAAAGCTAAAAGCGTCAATTTTGCAAGTGAAATTGTCTCTAATAAGTCTAACTTGTCGCAAGTATCTACCTCTTGCCTTACTGCCTCACTCCAGTAGAAAAAGCTGTCACTATGGTTGACTCTCTTTTCAACTTGTTTCTCTATTCTCTCTACCTGCTTACTTTCTTTTTCATAGATTAGCGCATCAACTTCTAGCTTGTCATACTCTAATCCTGATTCTGTCACATAATAACTATTTTGCAAGTCACGCAAAAACTCCAAGCTTAAAAATTTGCTTGGAGTCCTCACCTGGTAAGTTTTATTAATTCTTTTTTTAGCTCTCAATTTCTAGCTCTTTTTTAAAATTCTCTATTAGTTTTAGATCTTCTTCATCGTCACTTGAAAGAATCAAAGAAGTAGCCTTATAAATTTCCTCTATCAACGCATAAAGTTCTTCATTCAACTGCATATACTGGCCAGCTTGTGCCATTGCTGGTATATCAGCTTTACTAGTATCAGTTAAACCTTCTTCAATTGCTCTCTCAACATACTCATAATTTTCAGCAAACCACTTCATTAAGTCACTTGTATAAATATCAATATTACCATCTGTTATCATATGGATTGAACCATCATAATCTAGCTCATCAATAGTCAGACTCTCTAGTAGTTCATCTATTGACTCTATCTCTTTATGCCAAAGTAGTTCGAATAAATCACACTCCATACTCTTTGCAATTTCGTAATTATTTGACTCGATCCCTAATACTTTTAACGCTTGTGCAACTTCCATCTTTTCACTCCTTATCTAAAAATTAATATTAAAATAATTCCAGTAAATGAAATTACTAGTGCTATATAAACTGATAATTCTAATTTGTCTCGTGGTTTTAGTTCTTCAAAGTTCATTTTTACCTCTAATCCAGATAGTACTCTTTACTTAGTTCATAGTCATGAAATAATATTGTAGATATTTCAAAGATTACATTATTATCGTCATCAATGCTCAAGTCATTAGCTATCCGATAATAAAAGCCTAAAGAGCTAATAACTGGCTCTACAATAAGGTAGCCTTGACTATTGCTATTTAACTCCTCTTTGAACTCTCTTAAGCCCTTTGTTGTCATATTCTTAGTGATAGCTTTTAAGATCTCATGTAAATCATTCATCTTAATAACCTCTCATCGTGCATATTTCAGCTTCATTAGAATCTTTTACATCATCACATGATGCGAATGACTGAACAGATACTAGTAGTGCAATAAGTAAGATTAATTTTTTCATTGTGTCGCCCTTTGTTTAATTGTTTCTATATTAGTATAATACTCTTTTATTGCGTTAGTGCAAGCGCATTGTAATTTTTACATAGTCTTTTTAAAAGATAAAAAAAAAAAAAAACTCCCTTTTTACAGGGAGCTATTGAGTCGGCTTCCCAGCCAGGGCAAGCTTAGAAGCTCGACGCTTTTTTATTCATTTTTAGTAACTGTATTCTCAATTCCTTTTTTTGTTGTTTAGTGATAATTACAGCTTTTTTTGTGAAATTAGATGTATTTATAACAGCTTGGAATCTTTTACCATTGCAAGTCACAACACCAAGCTTATTCGCTAGTTGCATAGCCGCTGTGTTCACTGGATAAAATCTCTTAGCTTTTAGAGATAAGTGACCGCAAGTAATAGTAGTCGCAAAACTTGAAATAGAAGAAAGTAGAACAATTGTTAGAATTAGTTTTTTCATTTTTTAGCCCCTTGTTTTATAGCTTAATTGCTATATTAGTATAATACTCTTTTATTTCATTACTGCAAGCATATTGTAATTTTTACATAGTCTTTTTTAAAATTCTAATAGCTGCATCAACAGTCCTGAAAAAATTGATATCTCCAGATTTTTTATCTTCTACTGATATTGTTAAAATATTTTTATTTTGAAACTTCTTAGTAATCACCTTTACGATTGAAGCATTACTCTCAAGTATGAAGCCAGAGTCAATTATCCTTTTAGTTATCATTTTTAGCCCCTTGTTTAATTGTCTCTATAAAGTATACTCTTTTTATTGCGTTACCGCAAGCGTATAATTAATTATTTTATTTTATTTTATCTGGAGATGTAAGGTTTTTTAGGTGTTCCAATTATGTTCCAATTATGTTCCAATGTTCCATTTGTGTTCCATCAAAATAAACAAAATTTGTGTAGCAGTAGCTCGGCAGTAGTTTTACTTATAGAAAACATTAGTTTTATACTCTTTTTAGTGTTCCAATGTTCCATTTGACGTCAAGCAATAGTGCAAGTTTTTCTATAATTGGAACATCAATTTTTTGTAATGGTGATGGGGGTTTAGAGCAAAGTGTTCCAATGTTCCATTTAATTCTCTAAACTTTTAAAAGTAAAATCTTTGTAATATCTGGTATAGAGAGAGAGAGACAGAGAGACAGGAATCTCACGCTAAAACTTTCCAAACTTTTGTGGAACATTGGAACACTTGCACAGGTGCTTGCGTTTTAACGCACTAAGTCTCGTTTTCTTACATCTGACAACCGATTTATTTTCTCTATTTTCCCTGTTATGGCATACTCTTTGCATAGACTCTAATCCTCCTGATTCCTGACTCCTGGAGTCAATGATTCCTGGTTCAATCTCCCTGACTCCTGGTTCCAATGCATTTTTATTCTATCAGTCAAGTTGCGCCCTAAAGAGAGTACTTTATTTTTGGTATTGTAAGAGACAAGATACAAGGTTCTAGGTCCTAAGGCACAAGATGTATAGTTACACACAGCTTTGATACTGCGAGGCGTGAGACTCGATAAGCGTAGCGTGATAGAGCGTAGCGTAGTGCAGCGTCACAAGTAATCAGTAGCAATGCTAAGGTGTAGCACGAATCATGGTTCATAGTTGCACTGTGATGTAAGGCATGAGACTCGATGAGCGTAGCGAAGAGGCTCGAATATTCAAGATTAGTACTAGCTCAAAGGACAGGGGGTACCCCCAAACTATTTTCTAGAGAGATGGGTATTAGGACCCGAGAACCTACAGCTCAATTTTCAGGATAAAGTGCTTTCACTATCGCAAGTAACAATGAGAACTATTACGATAACAAAAGTAACCACTATCGTTAAACTACAAAAACACTGGTATTTGGGAGGTAAATAGCTGACTGAAACGCTCTACTATGATAAAATTAACGTGGCTCCGCAGAGTTGACTTTTACTGGCTTCTAAGGATAGAATGAGATATGCCTCGACTGAGGGTAGAAACAAGGAAGTTTCTACGGAAATTGACAGAATGTTACTGCCCTCTCTTGGCATTAGGAGGCTCATGGCACAGAATTTAGTACTACCTGAAGGGATAGAGACTACATTTACAGAAGTGGATACGAAAACAGGCGAACTAGTCACTTATGATATGATCACTGGTGAGGAGATAGCCAGAAGCGGTGTACAACCACGAGAAAAGTTCACTTATTCATTAGATATAGGTGCGGCTGTAGTAAATCTCGTTAGAAGTGGCAAGAGTCTAAAGACAATAAGCGAGATTAAAGGGTTCCCGAGCTATAGTATGTTGTTACGCTGGAGAATGGTACACCCAGACTTCAAAGAGAAGCTAGAAGCTGCAAGAATAGACCATGCAGACCAACTAATAGACGCAATGGTGGATGAAGCAGAGACAGAGGTAATGAATTATACTGATCAGGAGTTAAAAGCGTTCAGAGAGCGTGTAAACCTACATAAGTGGAGAGCTGAGAAGCTAGATCCAGAGAGATACGGTAATCGTACTAAGATAGATACAACTATAAACGGAAACGCTGGCATGTTTGTAATAAACACTGGCATAGATAGGACCCCTATAGAGGCAGAGGTAGTAGACGTTGTAGAAATCGACGAAGGAGAGGAAAAATGAGAGAACTTTTGGGTTCAGCCAGAGTGAGCTAGAGCAGATAACAGGTGTGAAACGAAGTACCTGTAGTAATATATACCCGAGGAAGACATGGAAGCACATTGCGTAGAGCTTAGTATAGCACCAGAGAGAAGAGAGGAGAGGAACGAGCGAAAAACCCTAGTAGACAGGTTCAAAAACAACAAAGGTATGGTGGTAGAGGCAATACCTGAGGAAGCAACAGTAATAGACACTGGGTACACACCAAGACACTATCAAGCAAAGTTACATAGAGAAGTCAGACGCTTTAATGTATTGGTAATGCACAGACGATTCGGTAAGACTGTATTTGCTATAAACGAGCTTATAGATCAAGCTCTTCGAAACCCTTTACACAACCCTCACTACGCATATGTTGCCCCTACTTACGGTCAAGCTAAGAAAATCGCATGGGAGTACTTTAAGGAGTTTGCTGGCAATATCCCTGGAGTAAAATTCCATGAGGGCGAATTGCGTATGACTATTGAGCGCCCAGAGATGCGTAGAGACGATAAGACCCTTATAAAGAGAGCAGATAAGATCACCTGCTGGCTGATTGGGGCTGAGAACCCAGACTCTTTGCGTGGTATGTATTTCGATATGGTGATTCTAGACGAATATGGCGATATGAACCCAATTATTTGGACACAGGTTATTAGACCAGCGCTTTCCGACAGATACACAGAGTCTAGGGAAATAGAGGGATGCCCAATTCAGGGTTGTGCTATTTTTATTGGCACACCCAAAGCTCAGAACCATTTTTATGAGCGATATGTGTATGCTTGTAAGGAAGAGACTACTACATGGTTCTCTGCTATAGCAAAGGCTTCTGAGACAGGCATTGTACCTCACGAGGAGTTGATGGACGCAAAAGCGGAGATGAGCGAGGATGAGTTCAATCAGGAGTATGAATGTGACTTCAATGCAGCATTACAGGGAGCATACTTCTCTAAACAGATGCAGGATGCGAAGGAGCAGGGTAGAATAGGCGACTTCCCTTATCACCCAGGATATCCAGTAGCGACTTTCTGGGACTTAGGGATAGCAGATAAGATGGCGATATGGTTTGTGCAGAAATTACCGAGCTCTGGCAGATACAGAGTAATAGACTATTGGGAAGAGGATGGGAAAGGGATAGATTGGTTCATCAAGGAACTACAAGCTTCCCCTTACACGTTCTCTAGGCATATTATGCCCCATGACGTAGAGCAGAGGGAGCTAACCACTGGC